CATCGATGTAACGCCGCGAAATTCGTGAACCACCCCGCGGAAAAGCGTGAATAGGGTCAAAGGTGGGGTTGCGCTGTAACCGCGCGGGCGGGGCGCGGGGTGTGCGCGGGCTCAGGTCCCCGCCTTTTTCCGGGGGTTGCACACCGCGCAGACTCGCAGGCCGGCTGCCGTTTTTTTTCGCTCTCCCCCACCGCAATCCGGGCAGGCCCATGCGGGGCGGCCCACTGATCTCCCTGCACTCCTCGCACGTTTCCAGTCTGCCTGTCGGGACACTGTGCGGGCCGGTGTCTGCGCCAGTTGGGCCGCTGCCGCCATGACCTCTCGGCACCAGCTCTCCACCGTTTCGTGATGGGCGGGGGCGGGGCGGTCAATGCCCCTCAGCCAGCGTCCCACCGTGTCCCGATGGACTCCGCACCTCGCGGCGAGAGCCGTCGAAGCCAAATCCCCGACTGACAGCGGGTATCCCCATTGCGATCGGGCCTGTCTTACGGCCTCGATTTTCGCTGCGAGCGATGGCGGGATGGGAAGCGGCTTCCCCGGTCCCGGCCCTGTGCCGGGCTCCCGGTAATACTCAGCTCTGGTTTTCATCCGACCAGACGGACCTCCAATTCATTTTTCGAGAGCCAAGGCCCGGGTTGCATTACCTCGTGCAGCTTCCCCTTAGGGGCCGATGTCAGGGCAAGTTTCAGGGCTGGATCGGTCACGATCCGGACCTTTCGTCCATTGATCGTGCGTTCTTCCGTGCCTTCGGCGAAGGCCTTTTTGATCGCCGCCGTGGTCCAACGAGATGGAATTTTCATGGGGATTTAGGGTTGGGGTGGGAAGTGATTGGGGCTCAGGCTGGGGGAAACGCTCCAATTTTGGCGACGGCATCTTCCCACTCGTAGCCATTTGCCCACCATTCCTGCACCTCCTCAAGCCTGACGTTTTGACCTGTGCTCCATGACTCCGGAACGAGAGCGATGTGGCCGCTGGGGTGCATCGGATTGGCCTCGCATGGCTGCCGCGTCGCCACCCATCCGCCAGCCACGGCGGGGGCCATCCCCGCCCACTCGGCGTCTTTGCGAGACATCCTCACCAGCTTCATCCCCTCAGGGAGACGCCTGGGGGAAACGATGATGTCGATGAGGGGTTGGTACTTTGGATTGACGGGCCTGATGTTCATCTTGGTGTGGGGATTTGGGGTTTTGCGTTGCCTAGTGGCAACACCCCACCCATACCACCACGCCGCATCTCGTCAACCTATTTATGCCGCTTTTCTGAATTTTCTGCTGGCGGGGGCGGCGGGGCGGCGAGTCCTCCGCGTACCTGCTCCAAATTGACGGCCACCACCACGATCCCGGAGGGGTGTGGGTCCAGGTGGATGCCGGGGCCTGCGATGACGCGGATCTGCGTGGCCTCCAGTTGAGCGATCCTTTCCTCAAGTGCTTTCAGGCGACGAAGGATCATCAGCCTGGAGTGAGCCGGAATTGATAGGTGAACCGGTAGGTCACCGCGTAGAGCTTTGCCGGTCCTAGGCCATTTACAGGCCCCATCTCCTCAGATGGCAGGATGTCCATCCACCAGTTGTCCGGGTAATTGGCGTGGGTCTCGATGCCGTCCCCGTCGAAGAGGAACGGGTACGGCGGCGGCGGCGGGAATCCTCCCGTAGCCCCGACAGACCAGTGCGACGATGTCGTCTTGCCCATCAGCCCCATGTCCGGAGCCAGCTCGGAAAACGTCACCACCTCAAACGCCACGGCCGGCAGCTTGATATTGAGATTCTCATAGGTCACCGCCGGGTTCCAACCGGGCGCACTGACCCTGCCGCTTGCCCAGAACCGCTCCTCCAGCTTCGTCAAATCCCGTCGCGTCGTCTTCCTCGCAAACAGCCCCTTGAGGTTCACGCTCGCTATCACCTGTCCCCCGCCCGCATAGGCCGTGTCCAGCGAGTCCCCATCGACGAAAAATCCCAGGCCAATCGCCAGCCGCTTGCCCATAAGCGCCTCCCGGGCCGCTGCCGGCGTCGCCTGTGGCATGTAGATGCGGCCGCTGATCTCATCCCATTGGCCCGGGCCAGTGCGGCGCTCGGCATAGGACTCCCAGACCAGCGAGTCATAGCGTCGATAGAGGCGGCGTTGGCTACTCATGGGGCGGCGAGTCTTGCAATGTTCTTCTCCATGCTAGGAAGCGCCTGAAGGACGGCCATGGCTGCTTTCTGGAAATTCGCGCTTTCCTCCTTCTGCCCAGCAACGGCGGCCTTGGCCCGTTCCTGCCCTTGCTGAATGGCTGCCAGCCGGTCCGCTCGGCTGCCGGGCTGCACCTTGCCTCCCATGGTCGGATCGGCGGCTTTGACGGCCGCACGCTCGCCCACGCTGAGCTTATCGAAATTCATACCCATCGACTTCTTTGCAAACTCGTCGAATGAGCCCCTCGTCTTTCGGTCCGCTGACAAATACCGGCTCTGGATGTTGCCCAAGTCGGAGAACCTCCCACGGCCGTTATCCACCGGCGCTCCCAACAAATCCCTCCCAGCCTTTGTCCGGGCCGTCAGGTTGCCGATGGTCCCCATGGCGAATCTCGTAGCGGCCGCCGCCCCCCCCTTCAGACCCGTCATCGCATCCTGCCGCTTCCTCTGCGCTTCGATGGCCGCGGTGCTCCTCGCCACGTTGGCTGCCAGATCCTTGGCCTTGGCCTCTTCGTTGTCCGCCTCTCTCTTGGCTCTGCCTGCCTGCTCATCAGCCGTGCGTTTCGCCTGCGCCTGCTGAGCGGACTTGCTGATTTCCGCAGTCAGGGCCTTGTATGCGGACCGGGCCTGCTCCGCCTCCGCGTTGATGTTTGGGTCTCCAAGGTTCGATGCTCCTAGACCTTTTGCGTCCAGTTCCTGTAACCGAAGTCCCGCCTCATAGCCTCCCTGCACGTCATTGGTGAGTGACGCCTTGAGAATGATGGCGAGCTGTTTCAGCTTCTGTTGCACCAGATCCAGCGCCTTCATCATCAGCTCGGAAAACGTCAGCGCGGCCGCCCTCAATCCACCGGTCACAAGATCCCCCACTTTCCCGTCCCGGATGATTTGGAATCCGTAATTTAACGCATCCCTGAGCGCATTCCCAATCGCTTCCATCTTCGGTTTCAGTCCATCTGCCATCCCCGCCAAGTCCACCATTAGGGGCCGGAGCGCGTCGTTGATCGGAGTACCCAGCTTAATGAGCACTCCGTCGATGGCGTCCTTGAGCGAGGAGAACCGTCCCTCTGTTGTCTCACTCATCGTCTTCATCATCCCCGAAAACCTCCCCCCAGCCACGGTCAGCTTGTTAATGGACTGCTCCAAAAGGGGGAAAGTGACTTTACCTTCGCTGGCCATGTTCCGAATCTGACCGGCGGCAATGCCTGTGATGCTCGCGAGGATTTCGAGGATGTTGACGCCTCGGCCAATGAACTGGTCAATGTCCTCGCTCATCAGCCTCTGCGAGACTCGCGCTTTGCCGTACAACAGCGCGATTTCCGTCAGGGGTGCCCCCACGCCAGATGCCACATCCGCCAGCTTTCCGGTGACTGCCGCCACATCGCGGGCTTCAATGCCAAAGGCCGCAAGATTTCGGCCCGCGCTCGCTACCTCTTGGAAGCCAAACGGGGACGAATCCGCGATCTTCCTCAGATCCGCCAGCACCCTCTCCGCCTCTTTCGCAGAACCGACCAGCACACCAAACGCTACCGCTGTGCTCTCCGCCTCAGCCGCCAGCCGCATTGGACCGGAAATGCCTGCGAGGATGCCACCCAAGGCCTGCGCCTGCTGAGGGAGTTTCCACAGCACGTCGCCAGCGCCCTTGAGTGCGCCAGCGATGCGCTGGCCCGCCGCAGTGCCGGCGCTGGCCAGCTTGCCCATGGAGTTGATGGCCCCACCGATCCCTCCCGTCACCGTCCGCAGTCCAGCCGTTACGGAGCTGGAGTTGAGGGTGAGCTTGAGTGCAGCGGTCCAACTGGCCATGGCTTAGATCACGGTGTGGGTTTTGCGGGTGGCCTTCTTGAGTGCGTTAGCGGCGGAGAGACCCTCGCGGATGGCGTAGTGTTTTGGCAGTTCCACCCCGGCTCTCTCAAGCGCCGCGGGCATCAGGGCGAGGTAGGAGTTGAGGGGGAATCTCCAGACGGCCCATCGCACGGGATCGGCACCGGCAGGGACGCTGTGTCCGTAATTGGCGAGGATGCCTTCGACGGCTCGCATCCACCATCCGGCTCTACTGCCCTCGCATCCACTTGAGGCTGACTCGGCTCCTCCGGAGGGCTCGCCTCCGGCAAGCCGAAAAAATGGTGCAGCTCGCGAGTGACCCACGCGGAGCACTGCTCCAGCGCCTGCTTGTCCAGCATCAAGGACAGCGTGAAGATCTCGCACTTCCACTCCTCCGATGTCGTCTGTTGAGGCTCCTTGATCTGCTTGAGATAGGCCCAAGCCGAGACCGGGTAACGAAAGATGTAGATGAGCTCCTCCGGCGTGATCTCTTCCTCAATCATCCGCCTCCGCCTCATGAGTTCAGCGATGCCAGCCGACATGCAGCTCAGCTCACCAGCCGCGATCTCTGGCGGCTCGTGCGCGGCCAACAGGATTTCCATTTCCGTCTCCGGACCTCCTCGTTCGGATGCCTTTAGGCGGGCGGCGCGATTGGCCTGCATGGCCTGATTGGCCAGTTCGCGACTCGTGATAGTGGGGGGTGGTTGCTTGTTCATGGAAATCAGATCAGGCTGCCGGGTGACGGCAGATTGGGCGGGGTGATGGTGCGGTTGCAGTTCGGCCAATGACGGCCGGAAACCGTCAGTGTTTTGCTCTCCCCCATGGCGTCCTCAGGCACCACCTCCGTTACGCTGTACCTCTTGCCGCTGTAAAAAAAGTGATCGCCCGTCTCCGGCAGATCGTCAGCCGTCGCCATTTCCACGATGCACCGCACCGTAATCATTCCCTCCGGATCTTCCACCCATCCTCCGACCAGTTGCCCCACCGCTGTCCTGTGGCTGCCTGCCTCCGCCCTCATCGGAGCCTCTACCGAAAGCACCTCTCCCCACCCGATTTCCGCTGTCGCCCATGCGGTGCCCCAGTTCCTCCGCTCCATCGGCAGATAGGCCGCGGGCTCGTCTGTCTCCGTGTCCATCCGGAACATGTCCGGCCTTGCCAGCACTATCACATTGCCGCTCGGCACCCGTCCACCCGGCACCCCACCCACGTACTCAACCGTTCCACCTGCCCGCAGGGAATAACTGGCTGCCACGGTCAGCACCGGATTCCCGGTGGCACGCGGCAGCCAGTAGTTCCACGCGGAGTGAGCGCCCATCAGATGATGTTATCCAGGAGTTGCAGATCGTCCGGGGCCACTGTGTAGCTCCCACCCGTCAGCACGCTTTCGGAGTCGTCTCGCGAAAAGATGAACAGCGGCTCGCTCTCGCCCGTTTTCCACAAAGCCACATGCTTGATGGCTCCCCACGATAGCGTCGCAGATCCGGAGGCGGGAAACCGGATGGTGCCCGTGTTGGTCACCCATTTGTTCCCCAGCGGAGAATCCCCGACGGCGAAGAATCCCGTGCTGCTGATAGTCCGCCGCGCATAACCGGTGCCGGAGGTGGAGACCTCCGCGCCGGATTCGGTGAGGAGCCCCACCTCGTAATTGGATGGAGTCGTGTAGGCGGCCGTTGGTGACAGGCCAGCCTGCACGCGGAGCGCCGCTTCCCGGATGTCTTGGCGGATGGATTCCATGCGTCAGGATGGTCAGATGCCGATGCCGGGATTCGTGTTGCCGACAGGCGGCGTGCTGCTGAGCGCGGGCGGATCGGCGGGCAGTACGCCGGGTTGCGTGTTGCCGGCCGCAAACTTCGTGGCAGCCTCGAAGGAGACGACGCGTCCGAATTCGTCCAACACCGCACGATACATCGACGTTGCCGTCGAAAAGCCAGGCTTGTACTGCGCCGTGATCTTGATGGAGGCGGTCTCATCGTCCCCCTTATCGGCACTCACCTCAGTCACGATGCACGTGGCCAGGAACGGTACGTCCTGACCGATGTCCACCCAAACGCGGAACCTGTCCAGTTTCTGGATGCTGGGAAATCCCCGGTCATGCTGAAGCTCCAGCTCCATCTCCACCCCGTTTTTTTTGCTGAACATCGCCCGCGTGCCGGAGGCTCCATCGGCCGTCTCGCTGATGTCGCCCATCAGTTTGGCGCTTGCCTTGATCACGGTGCCAACGGTGCCGTTGATCCCCAACCACCCGGTGCCCATGCGCGCCTTGGTGCCGTGAGCATTTCCCTCCACCAGCACAAATTCCGATGCGGGGGCGAGGACGATGCTGGGATTGGTGAGGTCTCCTAAAGGATTGCCTGTGTATTGTCTGGCCATGGTGTGATAGGGTTAAAATCAGGGTTGAGTGATCATGCGGAAATCCACCAGTCTTCGATGGCGGTGCCGGAGGGCATCGCCACGGCGGCGGAGACCGGGCATATCCATGAGGATTGAGCCCAGAGAAGCTCTTTGTAGGATGGCTTGGAGTCAGGCTTTTTGACCTCCATGTACTCCCGCGTGATGGCGATGGATTGGAGAACCATCGGGTTCTCGGCAGCCAAAAAGCCGTTGCGCGGAATGAAGTGGAGGAGCCCCGCTTCGTCCCTCATCAGGTCGCCAAACCGCACCCGGTGGATGATGCCGCGCACCTCATCCCAGAGGCGGTAAAGGCTGGTGGCATCCGTCTCATCCGTCGTTGTCAGGGAACGGACGGCGGGGAGTGACGGGCGGCGGCAGACAACCACGTGGATTTCGAGATTGATGCGCCCGCTGCGCGCATCCTCTCGGGAGGATGGCGGCGTGCCAGTGAGCCAGATGATCATCTGCCAGCGTGCGCTCAGAGAGGCCACCGCCTGCATCAGTGCATCCATGCGGTCTGTCGCCAGCATCAGCTCCCCGCCGGAGGCGTCGATGTGAGGCGTCAGTGCAGTCCTCAGACGGTTGATGGTTTCGGCCAGCATGGTCAGGTCACATGAAGATTCGGTTCGGGCCGGGATACGTCAGGGCGGGCTCGCCCTCCACGCTCACCACCTGCCCCACGATTTCGGATGACGCATTGGGCAGCGTCGATGCCACAGACAGCCGCCCGTCTGCCACCCGTCCCAGCAATCCCCGGATCTGCTCCAGACTCTTGTGGTGAGGGTTCCGCGTCGGATCTTCTCCGCGGCGGGTGTACAGCGTCTCAATCGCGATGTGCATCGCCGCCTGTTTGGCCAGCGGTTCGATGGCCGGGTTGAGCGGCACCGTCACCCCGCGGATCGCGTAAAATGTATCCACCTCGTCGCAGGCCTGCGAGATGACCTCATCTAAGAGGGCCATGTCAGGCACCCCGCTGCCAGTATCGTCCACGGCGGCATCCCGATCCGCCATGGGGATCTTGGCGAGAAGCTCAGCGGCAGTGCAGTACAGGATGGGGCGGGCCATTGTGGGGGGGAAAGCGGGGCCGGGGAATCAGCCTCCGGAGAGGATTCGTCCCCGGCCCCTAGTTTTTGGTGGGTATTGGTCAGGCAGCGGTGGAACCATCGCTGCCGTAGATGAGGGCGGGGTCGCCATAGGCGATGCGGTGGCGGCCGTAGAGCTCGTACAGGATTTCCCCGTCGATGATGGCGGAGACGTCTTCCGTGCCCGTCATGCGCGAGCTGATCTTTTTCCCGATCTGCTTGATGAGCGGGCGGCGGGTCCCTGTGACGGTATTGGCCACGAGGAACCATGAGTCAGGCAGGTACGAGTGCAGCCAGTTCCAGACGCGGAGCTTGGCGGTACCGGACCAGACGTTGGTGGCACCATTCGCTCCCTGAGTCGCTTGAATGGCCACCTTTGCGTCCGCCTCAGCATTCGGCCCCACGATCAGCGTGAAGCCCTGATTCCCAAGCCCAAGGTTTTTCCCGTTCGCGTCGGTCCGGGTGCGGAGGCTGGCGACGGCGGCTGCATAGTTTGCCGTGCTGAACTTCTTCGTGACGAAGTTAGTGAACTTTGCGCTCTTCGCCCCAAGGTCGGGGGCGACGTTCTTGTTTGCGGCAAAGAAGTTGGAGCCGGTGTAGTCCTTCGTGCTGAATCCAGCCGCCAGAACCTTCGCCGCCTCGTCCTCAAAGTGATCGCTCGCCTCAGTCCCAAACATCTGCGCTTGGTCCTTGTACAGGCCCTCTTCGTCGCACTCCAGATCCTCCTCGTCGATGGCGATGAGGAGCGAGAACCTCCCGTTCCGGACTCGCACCCGGTTGAGCGGGAGCTTGACCTTTTCCTTCGTGCCCGTCGTCTCACGGATCTTGCCGCTAGCACCCAGCCATGGGTACTCACCCTCCTTGCGTCCGATGACTTCTTTTTCGTGGCAGAGGATCTGGTGAACAGCCCCCTCGCCAGTTGTGGTCATGCCCAGCCCTTTGGAAAACGCCGTGTCCAGAGCGAACTGGAATGAGCGCAGATTGCTTCGATTGATGATCATAAATGATAGGATTGAGTTGAAGTGGGATGCGGCTCAGACGAACCGGATGATGGGCCGCCCATCGGCAGCAAAACCAAACAGTGTCCCGACGACAACGGGGTTGGTGCCGGCGGAGCCTTTGACGGTGGTGGGGCTTTCTGCCCAGACCGATGAACCAACCATCGCCGCGGTGACTGGGGTGACAGTCGAGTTCTCGAAGCTGGCAGTCTCAGTGGTGACGGTGACGCGGACGGCTGATGCCACTCCGCCAGTGTTATCCGCCAGCTCAGCAGCCCAGCCGATGCAGCGTTGGGACGCCATGGGCTCAGCGCCCTCGGCAGTGCCGGCGGTCGTGTCGATCATGACGAGAGAGCCCTCGTCGATGCGGATGTTGGCTTTGACTCCGAAGGTCCCGCGGTCAAACCCGACTTGCGGGGCGGCGGGGTATGCGGCTGTGGTGGTGGCCATAAAATGGAATTGTCAGGGTTGGTTGATTGGGATCAGACGGAGAGCTTCACGCCGTGCATTTCTTCGGCCGCTTTTGCGACCTCCTCGGCAGTCATGCCCATGCGCGAGAACATTGCTTTCTGGTCCGCGCTGAACGCCTCCACCTTCGCATCCGCCGCGCTTTGGGTGCCAGTGCCGCCGTTGGCTCCTTGGAGCGGGACGGCATTTTCGGGGAGGGAGTCGAGGTACTCAGTAACAGCATCCGCGCCCATGGCGTAGAGGGTTGCCGGCTTCAGGCCGATGGCCTTTCCCGCGGCCTTGGCAGCGGAGAGGAGGTTGTCGATTTTGCGGGTGGTGTCCGCAGCGGTGAGGGCCACGACGTCGGCGCGCAGGTTGCGCACCTCGGTGATGAGCGGGGCGAGGATCGGAGTGATCTTGTCAGCATCCGCGGACATCGGCTCCACCTCCACCTCCGTCTCACTTTTGGCTTTCGCCGCGGCGGTGGCTTGCGCCATTACGGCCGCAAGATCTTCAGGGGTGGCATTGTCCTTGACGGGTGGGATGGACAGGGCGGCGAGAACGGCATTGAGCAACGTTAGCAGGTTCATAATTTGGGGTTGGGAGTCAGCAGAAAAGATTTGGAGCGAGTCGTCGGCGATTTCGCCATGTCGGCAGAACGCGAAGGAGTGGAGCCCGATGACCTGACCGGCGGCGTTCACTTCCAAAGCCGGGGAAATGTCAGGGTAATGCCCGCCGCCCACGAATTCTTTCCCGTCCGGCGTCCAGTGATTAATGTCAGCGACGATGCCCACGCCCTCGACAACACGGGGGACGCCATAGCAGGCCACGCGGACCGGGTCCTCCTTCTTCAGCGTGCCGTGCTCGAAGTCGCCCGCCACCATGTCGCGCCGCATCGCCGCCTGACGTTGCGAGAAAACAGCCAGCGTGTGAGCCCCCACCTCGAACCGTCCCTTGCGAGTGCTCCGGATTCCCCATGGGCAGAGCACCAGCTCATTCGGCAGCGTGCCGCCGGGGGTGAGTTTCCCACCGCCCCCGCAGGCGATGATGGCGGCGGCGGGTGCCGCGGCGGGTGTGGTGGCTGGGGATTGTCTCTTCACTCCCGCACCATCGCCCTATGCGCCAGAAGCGCATGACGCGCCGGACGCAACGGTGGCGCATAGTCAGCGCCGTTCTTCTGCGATCTGCGCCAGTGCCACCGCGGCGATCTCCTCCGCCGCCCCCGCCATCAGCCCACCCGCACTCGTGATCGGCAGGTAGGGCCGTGCCGGCATCGTCACTTTCTTAACCGAAAACCAGACCCCGCCGGATTGAAACCTCAGCAGCGTCCCCGTCTTCGGCCTGATCTCGCCTCCCAGTTGGTGAATGAGCGCATACGGCCGGTCACTGCCCACCACCACCTCGTTAGCGGATGCCTCCACCCGGAGACTCCGGCGGAGCGTAGGGTTGGCAGATTGGAGCGTGGATGGGGTCCCGTCGATTTTGTCCGCCCACGGGGCGGGCCGCTTTTCCTCATCCGTGAAACTCTCCATCGCCCAATACCTCAGCGCATCCCCCATCACCGTCAGCACCGCCTTCCTCCCGCCGCCGTCCAGCTTGGCCGCCATCTTCCGGATGTTCGGTGAGATGAGGTCATTGGCGCTCAGGGTGAGTTGCATGCGCCTATCATGCGGCGGGCTGCGGGGGAAATCAAGTCAGGCCCGCTCGAAGGGCGGGGTGAACGGCAGCCCCAGCCGCTCATAAATCGCCTGTTCAGACGCGGAGACGATGTCCACCCGGTCTCCCTCCCCGGGGATGATCAGCCCTCGCGATGGCCGCCAGCTCCACCCCATGGCCGCCGCCGTCTCCTCTATCATCCGGAGGTGACTCTCCGGCCCCGTCTTGGAAATCATCATCGCTCCCCAGTTCCCGGGGATGGTGGGCACCACCAGATCCCCCATCACCCCGTGATCAGCGAACCAGATATTGAGAGGGATCTTGGAGCGCCGGAGGATGATGCGGCACACCTGCGCCCCCATGCCCAACACATCGCCGTCAGCCCCCGCCAGAGACCACGCCAGCCGGTGCCACTCCTTCTCGCTGTTCCTCGCCTTGATGGCCACCAGCTCTATCTCCCCTATCTGCGCCTCTATCCTCCGCACCGCCCCCACGATCTCCACCGAATCGCACAGCGGCTGCACCTCATCCCTGACCCGCATCGCCAGGCTCAGAGCTTTCTCGTGAATGATCGTCGGGATCATGGTCACTCCATCTCGCTTTCGTCCACCTGCACCACATCCTCCCCCGCCGCGTCAGGCTCTCCCTGTACCTCAAAATGGATGACCTCGAATCCCGCCCGGCGAAGCGCCTTTTCAGCCAGCGTGCCGTCGTTGTCGTGAGGGCCTGCTCCGGCCTCGTGCGCGGCATCAAGGAATGCCTGCACTCTCCTCATGCTGTCAGCGTCGGGACCAGTGATCTTTTTGCCGCGGAGCCGGAACGGCCCTTCTGGTGTTCGGAATGTGACTATCATAGTTTTTGGGCTGCTTTGAGGATTGCCTCGAAATACTCCGGATCATCGGCGGCGAACTCCGCCGTCTCCAAGATCAACCGTTCCATTCCCTTTGTGAAAATCTCCGTCGCTCTCCATGAGTCAGGGTACTTCTTTCCGCTGTAGTGCGACCCTCCGCGCTTCACCCATTCATCTTCCCACGCCACCTCCCCCGGCCCGTAGTTCATCATAGGGTACAGTTTCCTAAGCTGTTGGAGGGATTCCCCTGCGGTCCGCTTAGCTCGGAAGGCCACCATGGACTCATACACGTCACTCATCGTTTCCACTGCGTGGCATGCCTCGTGGATCAGCGTGCGGATCGGACGGCTGATGTGGGCTCTGATCTCATTTGCCACCATCACCTTCGTCCGGGTGACGGGGTCGAACCGGGAAATCGTAACGCACTCCGCCCGCAGAGAATCGGTTTCGGCTACTGTGGTATTCGCCGCGAAGAGAGACGGGTGCAGCACTGTGGCGAGCAACCGCGACGCCTCCTTCATCTTCTTCTCCATCTCCCTGTTTGCCTTGCGTCTGCCGCTCAACGTCCTCGCCACCTTAATGTCCCATGTCCCTCGTTCTGCCGTTGATAGCTGAATCGTCGCCAGCGCCTCGGCATTGATCTTTGCCAACTCCTCCGGCTCCATCTTCCGCGTCCTCGCCTCCCTCAGCCGCTGCACGATTGGTTGGACCGCCGTCGTGATCTGATCCGCCGTCCTCCCCGTCGGAGCGGGTGCCGGTGGTGGCGTTGCTGGCGTTTTGGACGGTGCCACCGGCGCCGGTGGAGGCGTCACTGGTGGCTTCACCGGAGGCGGCGGCGGCGTGGTGCCGGCAGGGCGCTGGCCAGCCAGCCAGTCCCACAGACTCAGCCCCGCGATGTCCTGACCGCGTGCCCACCCCTCGAAGTCGCTCCACGTCTGCGCATCATACCGCTGCCGCACGGCCTCCATCGGCATCATCAGCGTGGATGGGTCCCACTGCACCCGTCCCGGTTCCTGATTGAGATTCCATTGCTCGCTCAGGCCCCGATTGAGGATACCGCTTTCGAGTTGCTTCAGCGGCAGCCCTTCCAACACCCGCCTCCGCTCCGGCAGCAGCTTCCCGGCCTTGATCTTCGCATCGTCCTCACGCTTCATCCGCTCCGCTGCCGCACGGCTCACGCCTATCACATAGCACCGGCAATTGTGCGCATCCGGTGGGGTGTGACTGCGCCAGAATGGCGAGCCAGCCGGCAGCGTGATCCCGTCCATGGCCCTGTGTGAATCCCGCGTCCGCTCATCCATCACCGCCAGCCGCTTCCTGAACGGGAATGCCGCCGTGGAGTTTTCCAGACTCTGGTGGATGCCGGCGTTGTATGCGCGGAAGGCCGTCGCCCTCGTCAGGATCTTGGCGCGGGCCAGCGCCGATTTCTCCCGCCCTCCGAAGTACGGGAGCAACCGCGCGGCAACCCGTAGCTGGGTCTCCTCGAAGTCCTGACCCTCCGGGATCACGGCGATCATGTCCCTCACATCTTGGAGCACGTCATGGGCGGCGATCCCCGTGATCAAAAATGCCGATGCCTTGAACTCATCCGGGAGCCTGTCGAAAGTTGCCCGGTCCACGGGGGCGAGGCCCCGGATCTGTTTCGCCGCCTCAGCGTGAGGCGTTGGTTTGTTGAGCCACGTTGCCATAACTTAATGGGTGATAACTGGTGGAAGTTTCCCGACCATGCCCTTCCGCGTCCGCCAGACCTCAATCGCCTCGTGATCCCCCACGATCATCCACGGAATCCGGGATTGTTCCAGCCCCCCGATGAGGCTTTCCGCCATCCATTTCTCGTATGGGAGATTGATGGGAGTTGTGAGGGCAACGTATCGTGCCCGCTCCGCCTCGCGTTGCGAGCGGAGGAAGTGGGGTTGCCCCCCGATGATGAGCATCTTGATCATAAATAGTTATTCAGGCCCGGAGAAATCAAACTCCAGATGGTTCGGGATGGCGTCCGCATCCCGGCGGCGTCCGGCATCCACAATGCCCGTCGCCCTGACAAATTCCTGCGCATCCCGGTAGGACGCCACCCGCTCCGCCGTCCAGAACTCCCGGGCCTCACTGATCCGGGTGGAGTCGATGTGTTCCCAGACGGAGACCGGATCAACCAGCGTCGCCCCCGTCGTCGCCCGATAGCAGTTGATCAGGCCCGCCACCCCCAGCGCCAGAATCTGCCGGCGTTCCAGCCCCCATCCCATGCGTTCCCCCAGATCCTCGGTGACAGGCACCAGCGCCCGATAATCCCTCGGCACCACTCTATAGATACCAGGCCGCCCGGCGATGGGGGCGAGCTTAACGGCCACAAACCTCTCGCGCATGATCTCCGGTACCTCAGTCTCGACGATGGCTCCGGGGACCACCTCCACTTTTACCCTCACGGTGGGAGAGGGCGCTGGCTCGGCTGGCAATACTGAGTTCAGGACTGAGGTTTTCATGGAGGGGATGGGTTAGATGATCTCGTAAACATAGTTAGCCCCGCCCATGCAGCAGCCCGCAATCCCGGTGTCCCATTGCTGACACTTCCACCGGAAGAGGATCACATACGCCATCATGAACGAGTCCCATCGCACCACTCCCCGGGCCCTGGGGACATCCGCGACGGGGCGCGGGCGGTTGGTGTCCACCTCAAGGATGGGCGGGTGCCCGTAGACCACAGCATCCGGATTGAGGATGGTCCGTTCGTACTCCTGACAGTACAGCAACACCTCGTCTCCCTCCCGGATGTCCCTCCCGTGCAAATCCCTCGCTCCCGTCTTTTCCCGGAATATGCGTGGCAGCCATGATGCCGATGGCCAGTGAATGGTGATCATTTGGCGCGTTGGGATTTGTTGCGTTTGGCAGGGTCCCCCACGCCGGTCATGGCGTGGAGGCGATTACGGAGGGTGAAGTACAGTTGCCACCTGCTCTTGCTTGGCCAGCTCCTCCACCCGCAGCCCATGGCCCGCTCCTTGGCCGATGCCATCCCGGAGAGGTAGGCTTTCGCCCGACCCTCCGGATCATCCTGCCCAGACTCGCGGAAGTGCCGGGCCATCTGCGCGAGGACGGTGGCAATGGCTCTATCCACCTGCTCCCCGTTTTCGACGGGCTCGCCCTTCACCGTCCCCGTCCCCAGCATCTCCGCAAACGCCTGTTCCGTCAGGCCCGCGATGTTCAGGAAGTGAGCTTTGACCCGCCGGTAATCGGCACGGCTCACCCCGCGCAATCCCTCCGCCCGTCCCTCTGTCGCCTCCGTCACCTCGTTGTGCCGCCATGCCGCCGCAAAGGCCGTTTTGTTCAGCCCCGTCCGCGCCCTCAACCGGTCCGCGTCGTTCGCGGGATCTGCCCCCCACTTCTTGAATGCCGCCGCCGATGCGATCCCCAGCTCCTTGACCTCGCTGGCGGAGAGCGGCTGGTGGCGGGTGTCAGGATACGCCCGTTCGGGCCGCGGCTCCGGCGCTGGCGCGTCCGGGGCGCTGGCACTGCGCCGGGCATCTGACCGCTGCTTGATGATGTAGTCTCTCATGGTGTCAGGAACGGATGAAGTCCACGAAGCGCGTCCACTCCTCTTGAGCCCTTGCCTTGGCCCCTTCGGCTGTGGCGTGGAATGAACCTGAAACCTCCGCCACCGTCGTCAGCCGCCACTGCTCACCCGGGATGGCGTCTTCCTCCCTCGTCAGATAGGCCACCGCCAGCCGCGGCTTGCCTTTCGGTGCGCCCCATTGGCCGTTGGGGTTGCTGTGCCACACCAACTCAAACAAGTCGGCGTCATGGTTGACCTTGGCGCATGCGGTATCAGCCTCCCTCAACGGTGCGTCCCCCGGCAGGTTCATGCCATGCCCGGCGGGGTGCCTGAACCTCACATCTCCTCCGTCTGTCAATGCCCAGTCGATACCGTACAGACAGGCGGTTCCCGCGAGGTAATCCACCAGGAGGCACCGCGGCACATTCCGGATCTCGCTATCCCGGATCTGATCAATCGCCGGTTCCTTGGCTAGACAGTTGGCGATGGCGTGGATGATCCGGCGGATCATTGGGCACCTCCGTCCTCTTTGGATTCCTTCGGCCCGTTCACCCAGGTCTTCACTTCGTACCGTTTGACGGAAACCGTCTTCGTGACGGCCGGCAGCGTGAAGTTATCATTCACGATGAAGGTCCGCTTGAGCTTGTCGTCGATGGTCTGCGGAACGTGGAACTCGTACACGGTGCCGAACTCCACAGTGCGGCGCTTTTTGTCTCCGCTGCCGGTCAGGTCCTTGAGTGCGGCCTCAAGGTACTCGTCGGACTTCGCGTACATCTTCCCGGCGCTGGCCTTGGCCTTCAGATGCTTGATGAGGAGCTTCTCCACGCGCTTCGGCAGAGTGCCAGCGGTGCGGGGTTGGAGCTTGTACACTCGCTGTTTTCCTTCGGTGGGTTGGGGGGATTCGGTATTCATTGATGATGTTGGGTTGGTGTTATGGGGATTCTGGTTCGGGGTGCAGCTCGAAGATGTCGAAATGCCGCTCGCATGGTTCGCTGGACAGAGGACGGCTCATGTCTGCATCCACCGGCGGGGTGGTCAGGTAGGTGCCGACGGCTTTGCTGATCAGAATGCGGACCTCCTCAGGGCTCAGCCACTCCAGACACCCAAGGCTCACTCCTATCTCTTTTTCGCGCATCTGGTCGAGGATGGAACGGGCGGCGGATGCCGGGGGGATTCCCTCGGCCTCATGGGTCACGTCCACGAGTCGGCTGAGGATCTGCCCCAGCGCCGTGTTGAGGACCTCGGCTGGGGTGCGGCCGGGCTCGATTTGTTCTGTGTCTGGTGGATTCACGTTAGCAGGCGATTTAAGCGCGTTTTGGGGTGGGGGTGCGGTGGTCACACTGTCCGGCGGGTAGGATTCGGCTGGCGGTTTGCGCACACGTGCGCCTAGGCCACTCCGTTTCCGGACCCGGTGGCTTCATCTGCGGGTTCGGTTTTTGGACGCGATGACCGTGGAAATCTCCCCGATCAGCCCTGGCGTCGCCTCATCCACCAGCTCCGCCGCGGCGGAGCGCACGTCGCGGACGAAGGCCCTCAACCCAGCGGTCTCGCTCAACCGGCTCAGGTTGCCGGAAACCTCGTGCCGCTCGCGGTCCGTCCAGCCGCTCAGGTCCAGACTCACCCCCAACAAGTCCAGCACCTCCGCCGCATCCGGCGCTGAGAGCTTGAGTACGTCCAGCGTGCGGTTCACGCGGAGCTGGCGGCTCTCCTCTGAGGCGCTTTCGGTTAGCTTGCGCCAGAGGGTATCCATCGCCCCCAGGATGAAATGCACTGCGTTCCCGCGCTCCGCCATGTCATTGCACCAGTCCTTGATAGAGTTCACGCCGCGGGCGGTCAGGTACTGCGCCTCATCCACCATGATGATAGCATCCCCCAGCGAGGCCAGCGCATCACTCACCTGCCGGTGACGGCGGGCCGTCGTAGGTCCCAGATCCTTTTCCCCCAGCGCATGGAGCCAATCCCCCAGCATCTCGTGGAGGCTATCCCATGATTGCCTCCCGCGAATCCTCACAACCTTGCGGCCCTCCCCCAACCGGCTCTCTGCCAAGTCGAGGAGCGATGTCTTGCCTGATCCCGTGCCACCCTCCACGAGGAGAACGCGGCGCAGGCCCCGTTGCTGGCGGAGCGCCCGCAGCGCATCAGCGAAGACGCGGGTGTGGGGCAGGTCGATGAGAGCGCCTTCGTCGCCCCGGGCATCCTCATCGGCCAGGGCCGTCGGCAACCCGCTCAGGCGGCTCAGCCATTTCTCCGGGGAGCGGCGCTCCCATTCAGCCGACGGCCGGGTGAGGAGGAGATTGTAGGTCTTGCTGCTGCCGAAGTAACTGCGGAATCGTTCGATGAAACGGACCCGGGGCATCTCGCGGCTTTTGCGCCAGTTCTCCGCATCCTGCACGATGCGGCGAACGGATTCTTCTGCGGTCTCGATGTGGGCGGTCACGGTGCCTTCTGGAATGATGTCTGATCTCATGTGTGTGGGGGATTGGGTTGGGGGATTGGTTTGGTTCAGCTATGCAGAGGAGCCATGATCATCCGTTGCATGATCCTCAGGACCCGCTCGCGGAAGGCGGCGATGCGTGGGGTGATGTCCTTCCCCATGGTGTAGTCCTCGGGGACGCCGGGAACGAGAAGCGTGTGATTGTCAGGGGCCAGCCGTGCCGCTTGGCTCACTGCCTCCATCACGAGGTCTCCCTTTCCGCTCACAATCTTGATCGCTCCAAAGGGGATATGCGGATCAAGCAGCCGGGTGAATCCTATGACTCCGCAGGCGTCGCAGTACGCGGACACCGGGTTGGTTTGAACTGTCAGGCGCATCGTGCTCACAGGCTGGAAGGGGTGAGGGTTTCCTCCACATCGGCCACGGCCGTCCCGCAGAACGCCCATGTGTTGTGGCAGTCCTCCGGCAGCGCGAACACCTCGGCACTGTGCCAGCGCCCACGTCGAATGACCATCATGACGGACCCGGATTCCGGTAGCGGGGCGAATCCTGATGTCCCGGATGCCAGCCGGTACCTCATGATCACGCCATTCACGTTGATGCTGATTCGGCCTTGGACCACATCGGCCTTCCGCATCACTGGAAAAAATGCCGGCGGAGCGACGGGCGGTGTGGCAGTCCGCGGGCGGGGGACGATGGGGCGGAGACCTCCTTGGAGGTATTCGTGGAAGCGGAAGTTTTTCCTCCGCGGGAGTTCTTTTGTTTTCATGATAGGGGGATTTGGGGTTTGGGGTGAATGTTCAGGCGATGGTTTCCCAGTCGGCTGGGGTGGCGGCGGCGGCGGCGCGGCGGGCGCGGAGTTCGGCCAGGGATGGGGCGGAGCGGCGCGGTTCCGGCGCTGGGGTGGCGGCGCTGTCTGGGCGGCCGGTGCCGCCGGTGGCGTGTTGGAGGACACGGCCCATGGCATCGGCCCGGCGTGCCACACTCACCACTCCGCCAGTCGTCGCCTTCGCGGCGCGCAGCTCGCTCTGCACCGCTTGCCGTGCCCTTTTGTGCGCGGAGTGATCGCCGGTGCCGGTGAAGTCCTCCATGGGCACGGGGGCGAGGTATTCGCCGGTGCCTAGATACTCGCCCCACCGGATGCCGTCTCGGTTCAGGCTGCTGCGGACCTCGCCATTGAATAACTGAGCGCCCTCCTCTGGACGGCCCGGGTGGAATGCCACGAGGAGCCGGTGCCCGTTGTCGAGGAGGGGGAGGGAACCGTTGACGGCCGCGAAGTCAAACCGCCCGTATCCTGTCAGGGTGATGGAGACCCGCTGCTTGATCACCACCCGGCATGTCTTGATGGGCAGCAACCGCCACAGGTCCCCGGTCGGGATTACACGGCGGATGTACGTGTCCGCCCACAGCTCGTTCGGCACCGCGTACCCTGACAAGAATTCCCTGTGCTTCGGCTTGGCGTTGTCCGCCTCCATCTGTGCCCACACCTCATCGGCTGCATCGGCGATTGACCACAGGGCGCGGAGCGCCTCCTCGTTCCCCCGCTTGGCGGCACTCACGATGCGGGTTGCCTTCTCAAGCTCACCAGTCCGCTCACTGCCGACACCCGTTGACCGGCCCCGGAGGCGGGATTGCAGATAGGCGAATCCTCCTTCGATTGTCTTGTGCTGGGGCTTGAACTTCCGGCGAATCCTCATGATGGCGTCCAGCCCACCCCACCGCTCGCCATCCTCCCGGCCCCAGCCCGCTTCCACGCGGACCCCGTCGATGAAGTCGTTTTCCCACGGGCCGCGCTCCAATGCCCAGTAGTACGGGAGCCCGCATTCGGCGATCACTGAGGACATGTGGTCCGCGATGTCCACTTTCGTGTAGGCGTCGCCTTCCCGGCTCAGCGCCATCACCCCCAGCCAGCGTCCGCTGTACACGTCCCGGGTGGCGAGGCACTGGCGGTTGACGGCGGTTCCGTCAGGACCGGCAGCAGTGAACGGCTGTTCAATGGAAACGTCGTCGCTCACATATCCGTAACCTGCCAATAACTGAATGTCCCGGATGCCGCCCTCCGCGTCCCAATCCCGGATCGTCATAACGCGGCGGACGGACAAGGCCCCGTCGTTCGCTGCCTTGTGACCGCGGATCATGGCGCGTTCACCGGCGGAGAGACGGCAGGCCGCGATGACGGCCCGCGGCAGCCGGGAATCCCAGCGCCCGCCCCGCGCCCGCTCCGCGCTGATCAGTGCGCCCAGCTCGGCGGAAGGGGCGGGGTGTGGCGGAGAGGGCAATGGGCAGTTGCCCGTCTCCGCCCACGTGCCGGCGTACTCCAGCGCCAGCGGGGTGGATTGCGTCCACGCCGCCAGCCAGCGGAGGGCGAGCCTATCAGATTCCGCGAGCGCAAACTTCACGGGACGGCCCCGGGGTTTCTCCGGCCTGTCGTCAGGATTCGGCTCCGCTTTCCAGCGGAGGAAACTCGCATGGGAGACCCCGGCCCGCAGACATGCCGCGCGGACACTGAGGGATGGGTCCGTGGACAGGATCGCATCCACGGCAGCAGCTAGTCGTTGTCTCTCCATGTAGTCTCTCATTACTGAGGGTTGAGGATTTCAGTGACGATGGCCTTGAAGCCTTCTGGCCATTCGGCGGCTTCCTTCGCGAGGAGGGCCTTGGCGTTCTCGCGGTCCGCCTCGGCCCATTGTTCCCAGCCTCTCAGATTGCTCACCATGGACTTCCATTTCGGAGCCCAGCTCACAAAACTCGTGGGGCGGCGGTCTTTTCCGGCGGTGGCAGCGCGGCCTGCGGCGGCGTGAACGTAGCGGTTGGGGTGCATGATGCCTGCCAATATCTTCGGCTCATCCCTCTCCCGATCTGCGGGATGATCCCTGAAGTGCTTCAGCGCCGCCACACAGGCGATGATGGTTTCGTTCCTGACGCCGCAGGCCTCCGCGCACTGTTTCTGAGTGAGCAAAGTTCCCGCGGGTAGTTTGGTCCTGTCGCCACCCCGCTTCCCCGCGCACAGAACGTCCTGGTGCTGGCGGCAATGCATGTACGCCCGCACAAAACTCTGCACGTTCCGGCGACTCATCGTCTCCTCTGCGATCACCTCCACGTCAATCTCCTCGACGGCGATGGCTGCAATCTCAGTCATCCCTCTCCAATCAGGGCTGAAATTGAGGACGCGCACCGCAGCCAGTCGGGACCGGCCATCCACGCACCACCATCCCCCATCAGGGTTGGCAATCACTTTGATGGGTTCGATCAACCCCGTCTCACGGATACTGGTCACCAGTCGGGTCCAGTCGCCATGTGGCGTGTCATCGGGATCATCAGATGCCGCCATGTCAGACGCCTGCTCAAGCGTCGGGAGATACTTCAGCGTTGGGTGGTCGGTGATGCTGTCGATGGGCAGCATCAGAATCTGGGGGGTGGTGGGGATGTGGGGTTTCTTTTTCATTGTGCTAGTTTTCGGCAAAGTTTCTCGGCATTGGCGGCGTCGGCAGCCCAGACCAGGCCTTCGGACTCGAATCGGTGGCTGTCTGCGAACCCTCGCCATTTTTCGGCGGCAGAGAGGAGCGCCCGGATGGCGAGCATGCGTTCTGCTTGAGAGAGGCCGATGGCTTGACTGGTGGCAGGCGGCAGTGTTGGCTGCGTGGGCCGGGCCTCCTCCATGTCCTCCGGCTCCAAAAGGTGGGCCGCCTTCCACTCGGCTATCCTGCGGGAGAGAGTGGCGGATTCCCTCTCTCCAGTTGCCACGCGGTAGAGGTGGGGCAAAGTCACTCCCAGATCTTTGGCTGCTTGACTCATCCACCTGTCTTTCGGTCCGGGCTTTCCCCGGGGAGGCAATCCCAACGGCTCAGCGAATGTGCTTAAGGTGGTACTCATTTGGCGAACATCCGGTAGAGGCTTTCTGCGAGGGCGGCGTCCGCTGCCCAGTTCACGTCCTCGGAAGCGAAGAGCTCGTTTTGGGCGTGCTCCCGCCAGCGGTCCGCGGCGGCGGATAGGGCGCGCATGATGATCAGCCGCTCTTCGCTGCTGATGAAGTCCGAGACCCGCAGCTTGGGAGGGACCGCGGAATGAATGTTGACGGGTGGTAATGCCTCAACAGTCTTGGGTGCTGTCCTTTCCATTGGGCCGCCGCCGGTGGACAGCCAGAAGGTGCTAACGCCGCATCGCTTGGCGATGGCATCAATGATCTCAGCACGGGGAATTGCCCCGTGACTCCATCTCGTGATGGTACTCTTAGCGGTTCCCAAGTGCTCGGCGATGGCTCTGCGGCTCAGCCCAGCGTGGGCCATTGCCTCTTCAAAGCGGGATAAAAAGGTAGTTCGAGACATAGTGTGGGGGTTTTGGGTTTGCGGTTTTGGGGATTTCTTGATGAGGGCAAATGCGCATCGTGTGTTGCGTATCGCCAGAATAAAAACGGGGAGGCTCAGACGTTGTTCTGCCGACGCCACTCAGCCAAGGCCGCGCGGGCCGCCGGGCTGTCTGCTTTTCCCGCGACCACCCGGGACACGTAGCCCCGGCTGTACCCTAATTCGGCGGCAGCTCGCCCTTGCCAGCCCTTGGGGCCGGGGCGGCGACGCAGCTCCTCAAACCGTTTGCGCGTTGCTGTTTCTTGTGGCATTTGTTTTCTGATATGTTTCCGCACCCTTTATCATGAATGCAATGTCAGCGCAAACAAAATTTGCCGATTCCCATAAAATAAGTGGTTTCGCGGAGTGGCTGAGGGATTCCCTCGAAAGCCGCGGCCTGAGGCCAGTCGATTTGGCTCGGAGCCTCCGCATACAGCCAAGCACGATTACGCGATGGCTGGCGGGATCGGTCCCGCACGTCCAGACTCTGGAACGTGTGCAGAAATTTCTTGATGCCCATCCCGCCGGAGTCATGGCGAGTGTCATGGCGGCATCCATGACGGCAACTGATACCGAGGGACCTCGCGTGGAAGTGATCCGCTCAACCGGCCTGATTGACGATGTGCTGTGCGGCTTCGATCACAAGGATTTGATTCGACTTGCCCGGCTCCTTTCCATGCCTAACACGACGAAGGAGGTAGTGCTTGACCGCGTCTTCAGGGCGTTGGAACGTGAGGATGCCAAAGACATAACGTCCCCATGACCCCTCGCGTCTTTCCCCGCCTCTATCTAGCATCTGATGCCGAAGCTACCGGCCCTCATGATGCACACGATGTGCTGGACTCATTCCGTGCCGGATCTCTCACCTGGGATCACCCCGCCGCCATCGAGGGCACTGACGATTGGCAGCCACTTGGTGACATCCTGCGTGCGTTTTTCCCGGGCTGGGTCATGCCCCCGCAGTCTCTTGTTCCGCCTCCCCCGGTGTTTCAGCCAGATCCGCTTTATCCGTCTCCGCCGCGCCCTTCCTCATTCGGCCGCTTTCTGGATTATGCTGGCTCTGCACTTTTGATCCTGATCGGTGCCACTCTGTTCATCATCGGCATGCCGCTGAAGTACGTGCTGGTTGGATTCGTCCTCATGCCCATCGGGGTGATGTGTGTGATCGTGGGCACCGTCATGCTGTTTAAGAGCTGACCTGATTCCCATCCGTCCGCTGCGTCATGCGGATTGGTGAGGCCGGGGTATGGGTGTTGCGATGCAGCGCCTAGCCCCGTTTTTCGTCTCCCTCCCCTCCTACATTGCCACTGTCGGCATCGTGGATGCGTCGGCAGATCCGCGTCCCATGCTGCTGTGGTACGTGTGCGCCGGCCTCTCTGTACTCGTGTCCCTCGTCGTGGGGGTGCTGGCCATCTTTGATTTCTTTGCGCGGCGGCGGCAGGAAGCCCGCGCCGCGGAGACCGGCGGTTACGTGACGCATCCTCAGCTCAACAAGGAACTCGCGCAGGTGTACGCGGAGTTCCGTCGGCTGTTTGAGGAGTTGCGGAAGGAGACCCAGACCCAAGCCAGGGAGACGCAACGGGCACTCCAGACTCTAGCTCAAGAGACCTCTAATCTCGAAGGTCGCCTCGAAGGCCTGCCGCCCCGCCGCACTCGCTGATCAGGACAGCGCCCCAACCAACCCAATCCCCATGGAAATCTCTGAGGTGATCGAACTGCTGGAGTCCGAGATGGATGTAACCGGCGATATGGAAATCGTGATCTACGATTCGTCAGGTGATGCCATCGAACCAAGTACGCTCGGCTACGGACGCCAGTCTACTGACAAGGGGTTTGAGGACACAGTCTTCTTTTCCGAAGCGGAGTAATTCGCTCCCCATTCAATCCCCCTCACAATTCCCATGGATCCCCTCACCATCAAAGACGTCCGCGAAGGCACCCTCCGGTACTTGTACCAACACCCCGGCCTCGCCCTCTCCCTCAAATCGATTGCGCGGGCTGTGCGCCGGGAGGGCGTGGAGGTGGCGGATGCTGATCTTGCACAGCAGCTCGCCGTGCTCACCACCGGTGATCTGATCGCCGAAGTGCCTGACCCCACCATGCCCGCCGTCCGCTCCTATCAGATTACGGCTCAGGGGATCACGCATGTCGAAACCCATCTCCAGTAACGCCAACTCCAACCCCACTCCCATCACACCATGAAACTCGCATGTCTCGCCTGCATCCTTTCCGCAGTAAGCGCCTGCCTGATCTCCTGCGCCGCCATCCCCCCCGGGGCATCCTTCCGGCTCCCTCTCCCCAAACAAGGCGGCACCATCAACTGGGAGAGTTACGACGAAAGCCTGTTCCCGACGGGAGGCAAGTGATGCCCTCAGATGACCTCATCCCAATCCGCTACCCTTTATTTGACCCGCTCCTTCCTGCCATGAAATCCCTTTTCGCCACCGCCGCCCGTTCCCTCGTCACCCAATGGGCTCCCCGTCAGGTGCTGAAGCTAGTCGCTGCGTCTGCCACCGTCATCGGCATCACGGACCCATCAACCGTCAGCCACACCACTGCGTTCATCATCGCCGGTGCCACCTTCCTCGTTGAACTTGTGGTGAGCCGCATCGCTCACAACTCCAAGTCCTGAGGTCCTAGGGCGACGGTGTTTCCGGGGGGATTTGCACCGTCGCCCGCTTTT